ACGTTGAATCTTCTGGAACTGCTGCTCTGGGTCAAGCACGTATGCAACAAGGTCTTGCTGACCAACACCGTAGTAATCACGTAGTTGCTGTACAATTGCAGGGTCAGCATTTTGTACACGTTGTACCGCTGTAACCACACGGTTAGAAAACTCTGTAGGAGACATGTCATTAGCAATGAACTGCTGGACATATGCGTCTGTATCAAATTGCTTCAAGCCGTATGAACGTAAAACCTGGCGGTATCCATCTTCATTGTTAAGATATTCTGCAGGAGTAAGAACTGCAAGACCCTTAGCAATACGTGTCTGGTTAGCCTTAAAGCGTGTCTTGTATTCTTCTGACTCTTGAAGTGCCAGGGTAATTGTCGACTCTGTCGCACCATCAATTGCTAGGTCTTTAATCTTATTGATAAGACTGCCTAGGCCATACTTCTGGAATCGGTCAGTTAAAACTGCTACGATTGACTGACGCTGTTGTTCATCCTGCTTCGCCTTGTTAGCTGCAGCAATGGTTGCTGCTTGTGCTGCTTGGTCCTGTGCCGTCTTTTGCGCTGAAGTCAATGTTGCAATCTGTGATTGCAAAGATTGAATCAATGCTAGCACCGCTGGGTCAGTAATATTCTGCGGTGTAATTGTTGGCGTTACAACAGTTGTAGGTGTAGTTGTAGTTGGTGTAGTTGTAGTCGGCGTTGTAGTAGTTGGCGTCGTGGTTGTTGGAGTAGTAGTTGTGGGAGTTGTTGTCGTAGGAGTTGTGGTTGTTGCAGTAGTTGATACTGAAACTGGAATTCCTAAATAAGCTTTTTCCGCATCAGTCAATCTTTGGCCAGAGGACAGTTTTTGTACTGCTTTTTGCCCTTGTGCTGGTGTTAATGTAGAAGCCTTTACGCCAGGGACGGTATCGCCGCCACCGTCAATCATCTGTAATTCTGGATTAATTCTCATTATGCAATCCCCAAATCACGGAATACTCTCATAGTTAATGAATCGATAGAGTCACGAGCATTGTTCGTGTACTCCCACTCAGGTGCTGAGCGTAGTTCTTTTTCAAACTGCCAGATAGGCATAACTCCTGGTTGTCCTGTCTTTGGGTCGATGTATTGTAACGCACGGCGAAGACGTGGGTCATTGTATGTTACTGAGTCAGGGTCCACCTCTAGGATAGCTGAATAAGAAGCCTTGTATGCGGAAGACAGTGCGTCAACTGATACACCTTTACGGATTGATTCAGCATATGACGGGTATGCACTTGCTGCTGTCTCACGAATCTGTGCTTCAATATCTTCTGTTGTGGTGTTACCAATAGCAAGCTCTGCTGATTGTGTATCCCAAAATGCTTTATTAAACATACTGTCTACACCAAATGCACGAGAGTACGACTGCAAGGTTGAAACATCACCTAGTGTTGCACCACCATAGCCAAGAATTTTTCCTGACGTCTTGAGTAGCATGTCAAACTGATTGTCATCTAGACCCTGGTCATATGCCTGCTGTGCCAAAAGATTAAGTGTAGCATCATCAATCTTAATACCAGTTCGTACCAGACGCTTCTTGGCACCTAACTTATACTTATCGAATGAATCAGCGTATACGCCAGGTTGTTCTAACTTTAACTTGCTACGTGTCTTAACTGTTGGGCTAAGGTTTTTGTAGTAGTTTGTAGTGTATAAAGCCTCAAGAGCCGCGGCTGTCTTGCCTTCTTTGAAGAGCAAGTAAACATTTTGTAATTCAGGATAGGCTGCTAATAAAGCCTCACTAATACCGTAAGATGCAGCAGTAGCGATGCCTGCATCAGATTCTGTATTGAACCCTGATGCTGCGTTGATGCCCTCAATAGTTGTTGTATTCACTCTAGCCATTATGCACCTGCTACATTCTGTGATAGCCAACCCTGGAAATCGATACGCTTCTTGCGGTCAAACTCATCAGGGTTCATCGCCTTTAGTTGTTCCTCGATGTTTACCTTCGCACGCTCTTGGCTAAAGCCTGGAGTCACTGTAACAACGTTCTTTCCACCAACTCGCTTAGTTGTGGTAGTTGTGCCAGTATTAATCATGCCTTCAAGTTCAGCTAAACGCAAAGCCTTTTGTTCTTCACTTGCTGGCTCTCCCAATGTTTCTTGGTAGATGTTATCAATCAACTTACCCAATACAGCTGGGTCATATTTCTGGATAGTCTGAGTAGGGACATTTGCTGTAGCATCTGTGTTAAGTCCTGTAAGTACGTCGACTGATACTGAATTTACAAAGTCGTTGTATGTTTTAGAACCTGCCAAGGTTGTAGCAAAGTCAGTTACGAGGATATCCTTAACCTTTACACCAGTAGAAATCTGTGACTTGCTGTACCCTAGGCTCTTAAGAACCTTTGCAATGTTAGTTAACTGAGGCTTAGTAAAACTATCAACTAGGCTGGCACTTTGCTGGAATGCTGTAGGAGCAGTACGAATGCGAGCATCTGCTAATCTATTATTAATATTGTTTGCCCATGAAGAAGAGATAGGTGGCAACACATTACCGCCTAATGACGGCGTGTTAGGCACAGCATTGGACGAACTAGTTCCTCGTCCTACTGGATTATCAATTGCCATTATTTCTGCTCCTCATATACGTAGTCAAACTTATCATCCGAGAAGTAACGCTCGTAGAACTTAGCAAAGTTGATATCTTTCTTCTTCATTGAGTTAACAATAGCGTCTACATTTGAACGCAACTGCGCTGCCTTTTTGGAATCATAGGTTGTTCCCATAGATTGCAAGCCATCATACACATCATAACGTAGATTTAGATATTCAACAATTGTAGAGAATCTAGGTTGCTTCAATAGTTCTGCACCTAGTTTGTCATCATTGAGTGCAATAGTTAAAGCACGCACAGCGTCTGCTTGCTTACTCTTGCTACCGCCAAATGCGTTCTCAATCTTCTCTTCGTACCATAGATTGTTAGAAGTTTTCTGCGCCTCAGTAAACTGAGCCTTGTAGTTGTCCATAATGGACTTTCCGAATCCCTTTGATGGGTCCATACCTGACGCTTCTAGTTCTTCTGTTACAATTGTAATCATTTTGTACCAGTCATCCCAGCCCTTGTTCACGATAGATGAACGGCTGGCATCTAGAGATGCACCAACCTCGCGGAACTTCTTTCTAGTTCCTGGGATGTTGGATGTTTGCAACCAAGCCTGTGCTGAAGATGAGAATGCATAGTTAGAGTCATTGAATACTGCGCCAAGAACCTTAAGGTTATCTTCGCCAATAGCAGATACAATGTTCTTGATAGCATCTGGGTTGTTTTTTGCTAGAGTAACAGCTGTCTTGTCTGAGTTCAGACCTGATGTGGAATCAGATAGACGTGTTGTTAGCAAGAAGAAATCAGGATACTTTTCAAGGAATGCTTCTTCACCATTGTCAGGGTCAGCAGCACGCATCTTGTTTAACTCATCAGCGTAGAATGTTAGTGGTGTAACAGGTCGTGGCTGTGTTGGGAACATAACAGATGAGAAGAAACGTAGCATTGCAAAAGATACTGCACCATCTTCTGCTTCGTTTGATAGTTCCTTTAGCTCAGCAGAGTTAGGTTGTCTGCCCTTTGCCTGTGCAAAGTCATACCGCTTCTGCAAAAGAATCATGTTAGCGTCTTTATTGAACTGTTCACCGCTACGTACAAATACAGCCTGGAATGCCTGAGCCCCACGCTTAAGTGTATTAGGTGTCAATGGCTGTAGTACGTTAGACTGTGCACCAAATGGCATAAAGAAGTCTGTAAACTTATTCTCAAAGTTGTACTTCTTTGCAGCAGCATTGACAGAGAATGTTGCTAAAGGACCTGCTGAGATAATCGCTCCACCAGTAGGATTCAAAGGATTGAACCAACTTGTAGGGATACGACCCTCTACACCAGTAAATGGCATAGCCACCTTTAGGTATTCAGTACCAAATGCATCTTCTTCTACCTCACCAATGCGGCCTGGTAGTGTGGTAACTTGTGCAGCCTTAGCAATAAAGTCTGGGTTCTCCAGTGCAATCTTACCGTATGCACGGTACTGCTCTACTAAAGCAGGGAAGAACGCAAGAACATAGTTAATAACACCAGCATAGTTCATATCCTTATGGAAGGAGTTTAACTTATTGCGGTATTCGCTTATACCATACTCACGTGCAGTCTTTTCAAATAAAGCCTTGTCGGTATCTGTCAAGCGACGACCTTGTGCATTAGCAATTGTTACCATGTTCTGTAACTTCTGCTGATACTTTAGCGCAAAGTATGGGTTATACATAAGACGACTTGTAGGTACTGTAGATAGCCACGCAACTGTATCCTTGAGTGTATCACGGAACTTGCCATACGCATTGCTACGTGCCATCATATCATCTACTGCATCTGTAAGAACAATAGGGCGTTGATGTACATCTGGGTACAATTGCTTTAACTTAACTAAGTCAAGCTTGTCCTCAAGGATTAACTTACGTAGTTCAGCGTTAGGCGCCCATGTATCTACAACAGTCTTAACACGCTCATAGGCTGTATTGGCTGTAATACCTGTACCGAAACGGTCAAGGTAGCTGATGTTTGCTGGGTCTTTCATCCACAAAACAACATCACTCTTCTTCTTGCCTTCAAGAATCTGACGTGCTACGTCATCAAAGCGAATCTTATCGTTTAGGATTTGCTCCCAAGCCTGTAAATGCTTTGCTTCATTCTCTGCTGCAACAATAGGAATGCTACCAGTACGGTCACGACGAATGCTTTCAATCTCTAGTTCTTTTGCAGACGCAAGTGCACGACGTAAATCGTCCTTCTGTGTCAACTGCTGACGTGAGATTGCACCGAAACGACCAGAGAATGGTGCAGGAAAATCATACCCACTGACTGTAACCTTGTCGCGGCCTACTGGCTTTGACTTAATACCAGAGGTTAGTGCTGCTTCTTGACGACGCAACTCCTCAATGGTATTTTTAATTTGCTTGTGTTGCTCTAATGTGCGAGCAACTGAATCAGTTACAACCTTAGGAGGATTATCAAAGTCATACTTTGCATCCTTTAGTTTGGACTCAAGTAGTCTTACTACTGATAAACGCTCTTCAATGTTGCCTCTAATATTAGCAATATTTTTAGTTGGGTTAGCAACACCTTTAGTCCAGTCATTAATTCTGTTGACATTATTAGTATTACGGCTAATAGCATCCATTGTTTCGATGCCTAGTTCCTTGAATACGCCAAAAAGAGATACGTCTCCCCATGCACGTAGCGCAGAGTCACGAATAATGTTAATTGGATATCCAGCGCGGGCCAATGTAAAGCCGCGCCATAGTCCATTGAACTCATCTGCTATAAACTTACCACCTAATAGCAAGTTCTGTGGTAGGCCTGCCTCTTCACCGTACTTAGTGGCGTAGCGCTTGAACGCTGCATCTACCTCTTTAGCGTTAATGATGTTAGAACCATTGGCTAATTGGGTGACAAGTTGTGGGTCAACAGCAACCTCACCTGCCTCATCAATGAAATAGGCGACATCTAGCTCTTTTGCTGTTTTTGCCTGAGATACTACCTTGCGGTTCTCTCGACGATAGATGCTAATAACTTCATCAGCAATCAGTGGGGATACACCATACTTAGCAGCAGAACGCTGGATAAGTGTATCATTGAATGCTTCTACGAAGTTAAACTTATCAATCTCATTAGGTGACTTAACAAAGTCATCTAGAAATGTAAGTGCTTCTTCAGGCATAATCTGCCTTGCTTGTACAGCGGCACGAATATTTGTACGTACACGCTCGACTGCCATTAGTGGTTCGTTAAAGTTAACTGTTCCACGAGGAGCTTCATCTGTTAGGCGCTCGATAAAACGGATAGGTACAGATAGTGGGTTCTTTTGGTAGAACGCTTGCACTACAGAACCTAGCGGTGTCTCACGACCAGGAAGTTCTGCACCTTCTAGTTTACGAGCAGCGCGTTCTTTGGCAAAATCATTACGTAGACGTTCTGCCCATGCAAACTTAGACACGGTGCGGTCAACCATACGTGTGTCTAGTTTAAGTGCATCATTAACGAATGCTACTTCTTTACGAAGTGCGCCAATTTCAGCTTCAACTGCTTCACGTCTATCCTTAAAACGGTTAGATAAAAGCATCATGTCGTCTTTGAATTCAAAGTATACGTTGTATCCATTGTCAACAGACTCAAGTGCTGATTGGTAACGGTTAAGTTCGGCCCACTTATCAGCACGCTTTACAGCAAGCTCTTGAAGTGCTCCGATATCACCACGACCAACACGAAGAACAAGTCCAATAACTTCATCTGTTTGGCCAGCTACAAGATTTGCACCAATCTGTCCAATTTCGTTGCGAAATTCTGGACGTTGGATAACTGTTGCTGCGTCATTCTCACGATAAAATTTAAATACTGGTGTGTAAGGTGTAGTCTCACCAGCAACTGTACGCTTAATTAAGTCAACGTCTGTAATTAGACGGTCTCTAATTAAGTCTGGGCTAGTACCTTTAAATACTCGTGCACTAATTCCACCCTGTTGCTGAATAATTGGGTTAACAAGTGCGCTGCGAGCAGCGGCTCCTGCAAACTTTAAACCTAAAACGTCAGGTCCTACGTTTGCTTCTAAACCAAAGTTAAGAATACCAGATGTAACTGCACCGATTCCCTTGGTTGTGTCACCTAATGTGTTCCAACCTGTAATCTTTGCAGCAAATTGTGTCGTGTCACGGCCAAAATTGTAGTGCTCTTGTCCTGCATCTGACTCAGAAAACTTAGCAGACTTCTGCAATTCCTTGTCAATGAAGTTAAGCATACCAGATTCAGCAACATCACGCTGTGCTTTACCAGCGAATGCTGCTCCAAGGCCTGCTCCTGCTACTGCACCAACTGGTCCTCCGACTGCAAAGCCTGCGATTCCACCAAGTGCTCCACCAGCAATCATTGTTAAGCCAGCAATAAGTCCCATGCCAGCATCTTTATTAGCCACGTCACGAGTAAAAGCATAGTTAGAACGTACGTTACGTGCACCAGCCATAAGTACTTTGCTGACTTTACCATTACTTGCTTTGTCAGCTTCAGCAATTCCATAAGCAGTTGCACCAAGAAGCGCACCAGCACCAGTGCCTACACCAGGAATTACGCTACCAATTGCAGCACCTGCAAGGATACCAGATGGCTGTCCTAAAACATTTCCAGCAGTAGTAAGAGATGCAATACGCGCCTTCTCTACCGCATCATTCCATCCACCAGGATTATCTGGCAGGTTTTTTGCAACATCAACAGTTACGCCAAATGGTAGACGATTATTCTTAACGTTGGGTGTGTTATTATTTCCACCAACTCCATTAAGCAATTTTTGAGTATTGCCAAGGTACTCCCAAAGACTCATATAATAGTCCTTAAATACTGAACATAGTCCTTAGTTCCTTGTGAGGAATCAGGCTGACTAGCCCAGAATTCAAGGACTGGTAACATGGTGCGCATTTGTTCAATATCAGGGTCCGCCGCAGGTTGCGGCAAAGATGACAAGCCACTCATGTCAGTTACTAGCTGGTCGGGTAATTCTGTCTCAGCAGTAATTGGCGTAACAGGACCAAGTGATGCACGCGGTACAGGCTCACTTGATGGAGCTTTAGTCGGAGCGGCAGTACGTTGTTCATTAGTAGCCTTGTTTTGTCCATAAGGCAAGCCAGAATAGTTTAGGTCCATGCGTCCGCTCTGTCCATTACCACCCATAGGATTGACATTGGCTTGATTGTATTGTGGACCACCGTTTGGTCCTCCACGATTTTCTACAGCCATTGTTCCTCCTACTTAGTAAATTGCTCAAAGATATGAAACGGCGGAGCCGTCTCGTTATTATTAATTGTTGCAATTCGCATTGCATCTAGCATTGTAGTTCCTGCGTGAAGCGCACCTACTGCAAAATCTCCACCCGAACCAATACCATAAAAATTTGTACTATTCATTCCTACGGCAAAATCAGAATCTATCTCAAAAATAGTTCCATTAATTCCTATCAACAGGCTTAGTTCAAACTTATCATCATCGTTATCTGATGTCTTGTTAAAATCTACTCCTGCTTCAGTTAGTGCCGTTTTAATAGATGGCACAACTTTGTTAATTGCAAACTCATACAAGTTTGCTTTAGCCTTAACTGTAACTAGTGGAGGCGTCCACCCATGGAGTGCCACTTGCAGAGCACGATAGTTACCAGCACCACTAATAATATAACTTCCACGTTCAACTGCCTTTACCATAGTCTCATGAGTATATACTTTACCACCTGCTGCGATACGACTATCAGTTACAATTACACATTTATCTTCGTGTTGAACTCCGATAATCGTTGTCATGTCCCCTACTTTCTTATCGCTTGCGTACTGTTCTTACGCTTGCTGTTGGTTGTCCCGTACCAGAAATACCTGATAACAAACTCATAATGTCAGGCGGTCCTTGTTCAGGTGAAAGAGTAGCGCCTCCTGCTGGAGCGCCAGCGGGAACAGGGGACGGTTGCTCAACCGCTTGTGGGGCCCCAACAGGAGGAACTGGTTGCGGCTCTGGCGTAAAGACTTCTTCAATGACGTCCTCTAGTGCCTGTCCCTTTTGGCGTGCCTTAATGACAGCCGCAATCTGTCGCACAACTTCAGAAGCGTCCTGGCCTTGCATAGCCATCTGTGGTATCGCTTGAGAGAGTGCATTAATAGAACCGAGAAGCGATGCTCGCATACTCTCGATTTCAATCTTTTCTACTTCTTGGGTTACGTTAACTGTAAATGGAAGTTCACGCATTGCCATATCCTTGGAGATGAGTCCACCACCAAGTGCCTGTAACATAAAGATAAGTCCCTGTGCAGGATTAAGTCCTGCCAACATACCATAACGAACATCAGCTGAGTAGTCACCCTTGATGTCTTTCTTAGGGCTGTATGTGACTTCGTATGGTGCGCCTGAGTCTACACCACGGATTGTCTTTTCATCTGGAAAAATTATTTCATCAACCTGGAAACAAAGTTGGATTACATCGCGTAGCGCTGATGCAAAGATTGCTTGTGCTGACTTGACCTGTGTATCAAAGGCTCCCATAAGAGCCTGTACGCCTTGACCAGTAACAACTGATGCACTGATGTTTCCTGTACGTGATTCAGGGTAGCGTGTACCAACACGTAGTTCTTGACCAAGCAATGTCTGCTCAGTAAACGCGCCAGGTGGAATGTTAAGTTCTACACGGCGTACTCCTGCTGGGTTTGCTGTACGGATAACAGCGTCACCACCGAGTTGCAACTCCTGCACATCCTGAGGAAGTACGATAGGAGCCTGTACAGATTTCTCTGCAGCTTCCATCGCAAGCAACGCAAAGCGGTTGCGAAGTAACTGGATGCCAAGGACGTCGTCGAACTGTCCGCGTAGTTCATCATCGATAGATGGCTTACGTGCTACTACAACCATCATCTTACCCAATGGATTCTTCGCACGTGATAGTACTAAGTTATTCTTTGTGGGGATGTAGATGATTGATTGGTCTTTGTCGTAGTAACGAATCATTTCAACTTGAGTATTCAGGTCTTGCCTGTAGCTTGCGCCACCTAGCAAGGAGTATTCATACTCAGGATATAATGCGACTAACTCAGCCAAAGATGTTAGGTAGCGCTTTGCAAAGGCAATGCAGCGTCCGTAGCGGTCGAATTCTGGGTAAGCACCCAGTGGGTTTTCTAGGCGGATGCGCGGCAACTTTGCTTCCTCATCCAATTCAATAAAGAATGGGAGGAAACCGTAAGTGATATACCAGTCTGCACCTTGATACATGTGTACTGCAAGGTCAGAGTGTGAAAAGTAATTAGAGGCAATACGTGTGCGCTTGTCAGCAAATGAACGCGCTCTATCTGAAACAGAGTTAGCTGCTGAACAGTTGACCGCAGGCAGTGGTGCCATAACTTCTGACAGGTCGCTGGCGACAACGTCAATAAAATTTGCAACTACGTTAGCATCTACGCCGTCTGGAAAGAAGTCAGGATAGACAGATGCAATGTTGCCTTGGCGGACCGAAAGAACGTCGAGGTTGCGACCATCGCGTTCAGCGTTGCGGAAGCGGAGGTTCTCGACTCTCGCCGCAACTTGTTCGATTGATAATGCCATTGTTGTCCTAACTATAAGTTTCTTGCCATTGTTCAGCGAATGCTTCATCTAAGTTCAATGACATGCGTTGTTGTTTTTGACTTCTGGTTGCCCAGCGATTATTTTGGAACTGACCAACCTTACTGCCTTGTTGCATCAATTCGCGGATGCGAATGATAGCAAACCATAAAGCCATCACGCAGTCGGTTGGGTTCTTAGTATCTGGCTTCCAGGTAATGAGTTGCTGTACAAGAGACTTGAGTCCCTCTGAGCCTTCGTTGCTTGGTAGTTCGATTAAACCGTTATCTTGGTAGCGACCATCATGGATAGTACCAAAGAGGCTAGCCATAGATGCCACACCGAAAGATGTGTCCCACTTGTTCTTACCAGTAAAGTGTGAGTTTAACTGGCAGCCGTAGGTAGCCAGATAGTTACGCAGGTCAGTATCCATAGCGTAGTACTTCTGGTGTGCGTTAATTTCTACACGGAACTCTTGAGGGTTATACTTCTCGACCCACTCACGAATCAGAGCGTTTTCCTTTTGAGGAGTAGGGTCTGCCATGTTGACGCAGTCAAGCACATAGATTGTGCTATCGTCGCGGTTAAGAGTTACGGCTACAAATGCTGAACGACCAGATACGGCAGGGTCAAAGCCAATTACTGTGTAGGTCGAGCCTGCTCTGGACGGGTGGCCTGGAGTACCTGGTTTAAGCGGTCCACGCTTTCGCATACCGTTAACACATCCTGCAATTGCTGTTGGCGCGAATATAGAATCGGACTGGACGTCTTCTTGCTGGTAGACCATAGCCCAGACAGATGGCGCAACCTCAGAGCGGCGCGTAAAGAGCGAGGGTCCATCCCATTTCGGATAAAGTCCATTTTCGTCAGGCTCATCAATCTCGTTTTCCTGCATTGTGGTTTTAGGCCACAGCGTTCTCCAACTTTCAGGCTTCTCGTCAAACTGAAGTACGGCAGGCATTGCAAAGTAAGTAAAGGGTGATTTGCCACCAGACCACTGTTGAGGGTCACGTAGCATTTTGTATAGGTCAATTGGTGCAACTCGAGTGCCAACGATAATTAATTTACCATGTCGCCCAAGGCGGGTAATAACTTCCTTTTGAATCCACTCGAGTTGCTTTTCCCACTCGTGGGCGTTTGAGCCCATCACAGCATCGTCGATAATAATCAGGTCAGCGCGAGCACCGTAAATCTGTGAGCCCATACCTAGGGCCTGGACCGTTGGGTCTTTTTCGCCAGAGTCGCGTCCTGTTCCCAGATAAATCATGTCAGCAGACCATTGTGTTGAGTCTGCCTTATACCCTCCATTTGGGCCGAAGGCTACTTGGAGTTTGGTGTAGGCTGGGTGGGAAAGTCTTGTTTTGATTGCGCCAAGGAATTTGCGAGCCATACCCTGAGTCTTAGAAACAATAATGACTCGCGCATTGGGGTTGGTAACAATCTTATAAACGACGTAGTTAGTCGTAATGACCGTACTCTTAGCGTGCTCAGGGGGTACGTTAATAAGTACACGGTTGTGTGCTCCTGGCTCGTAGGTCATGGCTGGGTCTAACCAGCGGGGCTCACGGCCCTCAATCAGGTCT